CCAACGGACTCAACGCCGATTTAGCGGAAGGCAAGATCGTGCCCCCTCGTCCCAGGCTCGCCGCAGTCCCTGAGGACCCCCGAGAACGCGCCCCCGATCTCCGTGACGCCGTCGCCGAGGCCCTCGACGCGATGACCTGGCTGACTCCCAGTGACCAGGCCCTGGCAACCCTCGCCCGGCGCAACGCCGAGGAGATCGAGAAGGCCGTCGACCGCGCCGAGGAGCTGGCCGAACTCCAACGCGAGTTCGCCGGTGACCCGTCCATGTTCAAGCGCCTGCAGAAGCTGGAGGCGATGTGCGAGGTCACGAAGACCGTCGGCTGGCTCGGCCCGCAGCTGCAGGGCTACCTGCGCGATCTGGGCGGCACACCGGCCTCACGAGCGGCCCTGAAGGTCGAAAAGCCGGTCAAGGGGCGTCTTGCTGACCTCCGCGCCGCCGCTTCTGGGCAGCGCGACCCCTAGACTCTTCACTCCGCCGCTGGTCAGAGGCATGCCCGGCCCATGCGGGTGTGGATGCGCGCTGACCCCGAAGACCTCGCTCGGCTTCGCCGTGGTGGAGTTCTCCGAGGACGTCATGCGGATGGTGCTCCTGCCCTGGCAGCGCTGGCTGATGATCCACGCGCTGGAGCTCCGGCCGGGTGGCATGTTCCGCTTCCGGACCGTGCTGATCCTGGTGGCCCGTCAGAACGGCAAGACCACGATCGTCGAGGTCAAGAACCTCTTCAAGATGTTCGTCCTCCAGGTCCCGCTCATTATCGGCACCGCTCAGAACCTGGACATCGCCGAAGAATCCTGGGACAAGGCCGTCGAGGTCGCCGAGTCCATCCCGGAACTCGCCGGAGAGATCGAGCACGTTGACCGGACCAACGGCAAGAAGGCGTTGCGCCTGGTCAGCGGCTCGCGCTGGAAGATTGCGGCAGCGTCCCGCAAGGGCGGCCGTGGCCTGTCCGGTGACGACGTCAACCTCGACGAGCTGCGCGAGCATCACACCTGGCTCGCCTGGGGCGCCGTGTCGAAGACGACGATGGCCCGGCGTAACGCCCAGATCTGGGCGTTCTCCAACGCCGGCGACGACCGCAGCATCGTCCTGAACTCGCTACAGAAGCAGGGACACGCGGCTGCAGCCAACCCCGCAGGCGACGACTCCATGGGCCTGTTCGAGTGGTCCGCGCCCGACGAAGTCAAATGCACGTGCGGTCGGCCTGGCGACGTCCACCTCGGGGACTGCCGTCTCCAGGACCGCCAGGCGTGGGCGGCGGCCAACCCCGCCCTCGGCTACACCATCACCGAGGAAGCCCTGGCCAGCGCACTGCTGACCGACCCAGACGAGGTATTCCGGACCGAATGCCTGTGCCAGCGGGTCGCATCCCTGCGACCGGACTGGGCGATCCTCGGCCAGCACGCCTGGGAGTCACTCACCGTGACACCCGTCGATCACGAACTCCTCGCGCCCGTCGCGTTCGCGGTCGACGTCAACCCGGAGCGGTCACACGCGAGCATCGCCGTGGCCGGCCGGGTCGATGGCAAGACCTACGTGGAGCTCGCCGAGTACCGGCGCGGTACCGCGTGGGTGGTGCCGTGGCTGGTGGACCGGGTCGAGAAGTGGAAGCCCTGCGCAGTCGTCGTGGCCAAGAACTCTCCCGGCGGATCGCTGATCCCTGACATCGAGGCGGAGGGCATTGAGGTCGTGAAGCCCTCCACATCCGACGAGGCCCAGGCATTCGGCGCGTTCACCGACGCCGTCGCGCCCAGGGACGGCGACCCGTCGCTGTGCCACCCGGGCCAGGAGCCCCTGAACGACGCCGTGAAGGGCGCAGCGCAGGCAGACCTGGGCGACGGCGCGCACCGCTGGTCCCGGCGCTCCTCGCTCACCGACATCTCACCTCTGACCGCCGCGACACTCGCCGCCTGGGGCCATGCGACGCACGCGCATCTAGAGGAACCGCCAGCCGTCCCGATGGTGGCGTGGCGGTGAGGGTCGCCGTGGTCCTGGCGGTCCTGGGCGCCCTGCTCTTCGCCGCCGGTGCGGGCATGGCGTATCTGCCCGCAGGTTTGATCGTGGGCGGCCTGGAACTGCTGGCCGCCGCTTACATCGTCGGATACCTGGAGGCGCGCCGTGCGACTGCTTGACGCACTCCTGCCCGCCACGGGCCGACGCGAGATGAGCCGCTATACGCCGCCGCCGTGGATGCAGCCCTACATCGACGGCGGCGGTCTGCCTTCTGGGATCACGACGTCCTATGGCGTGGACAAGGCCGAGCAGATCGGCGACTCGTTCGCCTCCTACGTCTGCTCCGGTCTGCAGGGCAACGGGGTGATCTGGTCGATCGAACGCGTCCGTGTCTCGGTGTTCTCCGAGTGCCGGTTCCAGTTCCAGAACTTCTACAAGGGGCGGCCTGCCGACCTCTACGGGACGCAGGATCTGCAGCTGCTGGAACGCCCGTGGGCGGGCGGGACGACGGGTGACCTGCTCGCCCGCATGATCCTGGACGCTGACATGGCCGGGAACTTCTTCGCCGTCGAGCTCGACGGCGAGGTGGTGCGGCTGCGACCCGACTGGGTCGAGGTCGTCATGACGGAACGTTACGACGCTGACGGCAGCCAGGTCGGCTGGAAGCGGCTCGGGTACCTGTACTACGAGGGCGGCAACCGGCTCGGCTCGATCCCGGCGGTGTTCCTGCCCGGCGAGGTCGTGCACTTCGCGCCGATGCCCGATCCGCTGGCGAACTGGCGCGGGATGTCGTGGCTGACGCCGGTGGTGCGTGAGCTCATGGCGGACACGCAGGCGACCAAGCACAAGCTGAAATTCTTCGAGCACGCGGCCACACCGAACTTGGCGGTGTCCCTGCCCAGGGAGCTGACGCCGACGCAGTTCGAAGAGTTCGTAGACGCCATGGACGCCAAGCACAAGGGCGCGGACAACGCCTACAAGACGCTGTATACGGGCGGCGGTGCCGATGTGACCGTGGTCGGCGCTGACATGAAGCAGTTGGACTTCAAGGTCACCCAGGGCGCGGGCGAGTCGCGGATCGCCTCGGCCGGCGGGATCCACCCGACGATCGCGGGCCTGTCCGAGGGCCTGTCCGGTTCATCGCTGAACGCGGGCAACTTCGGTGCCGCGCGCCGCTTGGTCGCGGATGGGACGATGCGCCCGCTGTGGCGTAACGCCGCCGGGTCGCTGGAGGTCCTGGTGTCGCCGCCCGGGGGCGGACGGCTCTGGTATGACGCTCGCGACGTGGCGTTCCTGCGCGAAGACGCCATGGACGAAGCCCAGATAACGCAAACGGACGCGCAGACCATCGGCGGCCTGGTCCGCGACGGGTTCACCCCCGAGTCCGCCAAGGCCGCGGTACTGGCCCGGAACATGGACCTGTTGCAGGAGATCCCCGGCTGGGTGAGTGTGCAGCTGCAGCCGAAGACCGCCATCCCGGGCCTTCCGGCGGCGACGAATGGAAACGGTCCGGCAGTGCCGGCCGACACCGGAGCGGGAGGCTGACGTGGCCACTGACCTTGTCCAGTACGCGCGCTCGTGGGCGCTGGACGACATCCAGATCCTGCGGGCCGCCGACGGGCACGGCGACGGCCGGACCGTCGAGGCCTACGCCGCGGTGTTCGACATCCCGGCGGAGATCACCGACCAGCACGGCCACTACAACGAGGTCATCGCCCGAACCGCGTTCAACCGGACGCTGGCGCACGGCATCGACCGGGTGGGCGTGTTCTACAACCACGCGATGACCATGCACGGAACCCCCGCCAGCGGGGTCGGCAGCGTGCCGATCGGGTCGCCGGTCGACATCAAGGCCGACGGCAAGGGCCTGCGTACCGTCACCCGCTACAACCGGTCGGAGATGGCCGACGCCGTCCTGGAAGCGATCCGCAACGGCGACATCAAGGGCTACAGCTTCCGGGGCCGGATCGTCCAGTCGAACCCCGCCCGGGTGCCGCGCTCGCGTGGCAGCCAGCTCCCGACCATCACGCGCACCGAGCTGGGCCTGACCGAATACGGTCCGACCCCGGTACCGGCCTACGTCGATGCGGGTGTGCTGGCCATCCGCTCCAAGCTCAACGAGATCAGCGAGTCGCTGACCGCGCTGACCCGCACGATCACGCCGTCCACTCCCCAGGACCCGGACGACGACCCCGCCACTCCCGACCTGGGACCCGGCACCGAGGATCCGCGTGAATCCGCGCACTCCGTTCGGCGACAGCGGCTCACCCTTGAGCGCGCACTGCGGGAACGAGGACTGAAGTGAAGAGGAAGAGCGAGATCCTCGGCGAAGAGATGGAAGCCATCCGCGCCGAGATCCAGGTCATCGAGGGCACCGAAGAGGCCACCGAGGACGAACTCCAGCGCGCCCAGGGTCTGCTGGATGAGTGGGACGGCAAGAAGACCGACTACGACGCCGCCCTGGCCCGAGAGGCGAAGGTCGACGAGGTGCTGCGCGCCAAGCTCGACCAGCGCAAGGTCGAGCCGCAGTCCCCGGCGGCCCAGCGCGGCCCTGAGGTGATGCGCCGGGTCGAGCCGTTCGAGACCCAGGAAGAGCTGGTGCGGTCCCTGTGGAGCCGCGGGNCCTTCGATGAGAAGGACACCATCAGCCGTGCCCTGGCCGCCGTCGAGCGCGCCCCCCGGCACGTCGACGACGCCGCCCGGGAGCGCATGGACACCCTGCTCCACCTGGACAACCGGCACGCCCCGCTGATCGCCCGGCACATGGTGCTGACCGGCAGCCCGGAATATCACGAGCAGTTCCGCGAGTACGTCGCGAGCCGTGGTACCTACGTCGGGGAGGCGCTGCGTGCGGCGATGTCCCTGACGGACGCGAACGGCGGCTACCTGGTCCCGTTCACCCTCGACCCGACGATCATCCTGACGAACGCCGGTGCCGCGAACCCGTTTCGGCAGATCTCCACGATCAAGACGATCGCGACGGACACCTGGAACGGCGTCACCTCCGCGGGCGTGTCCGCGGAGTGGACGGCGGAAGGCGTCGAGGCGGCGGACGCCTCACCGACGCTCGGCCAGCCGACCATCACGCCGAAGAAGGCGGACGCGTGGGTCTTCGGCTCCTACGAAGTCCTGGCCGACTCCGGCTTCGCGGCCGAGCTCGGCCGGCTCCTGGCTGACGCCAAGGACCGGCTGGAGGCTGCGGCGTTCGCCACGGCCAACACCGGGGCGACGATCCCGCGCGGCGTGGTCGCCGGCGTGGCCGCGGTCACGGCGAGCATCGTCACCGCGGCGACCACCAACGCGTTCGTGGTCGGCGACGTCTACAACGTCTCCGATGCGCTGCGGGCGCGCGATGCGGCGCAGGCCACGTGGGTCGGCAACAAGAAGATCTTCAGCCTGACCCGCAGGTTCGACACCGCCGGCGGTTCGGCGTTCTGGGCGAACCTCGGCATGGGCATGCCGAACCAGCTGCTCGGGCAGCCGGTGTACGAGGCGTCCTCGATGACGGGTGTGGTGTCCA